GTCTAAGGTGCTTCGCTAATGGGTTACCTTGTGGTTGTGCCATAGGAATACCTTGCTGTCCCATTTGTGGTGGGAAGTTATTATCTACCATGTTTATATCTCCTGCTAAATAGTATTAACATATTTGTAAAAGTATTTATGGTATTTTATAAAGTGAGTATATAATAAATGGCAGTAAGAATAGACATTCCTGGAATCGGTGAAGTTGAAGCCCAAAATGCGGCTTCAGAAGCAACTTTACGACAGATACTTAAATCACTAGGTGGTAGAGCTGGAGCAATAAGCGGTCAGGCCGGCGGTGGCGGTGGTGGCGGAATTGATACTAAAAAAGGACAAGAAGGCGTTGACAAACTAGGAAAGACATCTGGAAAGGCATCAAGTAATGTTGCCAAATTAGGTAGTGCCGCGGCTTCTGTAGCTGGAGGACTTATTAATGGTCTAACAGCGGCTATTGGTGGAGCAGTTGGTGCAGTTACCGGAATGGCTACAGGATTGCTTCAAGGTAAAACTAGTATACATGAATTTACTAAAAACGTTCCTATTTTAAATGTTTTCACTGGTATAATAGAAAATCAAATGTCTATGTTCAAAGAACTGTCGTCAGTTGGCGCAGGCTTTGGTAATAATATGTTTGAAATTACACAAGTTGCAGGAGAATCAGGATTATCTATGCAAACACTTGCTAAAACTATTGCAAGTAATTCTGAAGGATTAAGACTGTTTGGCAATAGTGTACAAGATGGTACACGTAGATTTGGTAGGCTTTCGAAAGAATTGCGTACAGGTGATATGGGTAGACAACTATTAGGAATGGGTGTGACTACTGAAGAATTAAATGAAAACCTAGTCAGCTACAATCAACTGTTGGTATCTACAGGTAAAGCTAGATTTATGACTGACAAGCAAATAGCGGCAGGAACAGCGGCCTATTCATTGGAACTTGATAAGGTTGCAAAATTAACAGGTAAAAGTCGTAAACAAGTTGAAGACGAAATGCGAGCTGATCTAACGAATATACGTCAGCAAGTAGCAATGCAAGACATGACTAATGATCAAATGTTACGATTTAAAGCTAATTTAAAGATAGCGGGCGATGCTTCACCTGAGCTTAAAGCGGCATTTGTAGATATGGCAGACGGCCTTGAAAACGATCCATTAACACGACAGTTTGCGGCAAGCAGTAAAACATTTCGAAAATTTGCTGGTGATATCGAAAATATGTCGACGGAAGAGGCAACTCTCATGTTTAAAGAGGTTGAAAAAGAATTAGGTGGTTTAGCACAAAACTTAAAAGGTGGTGGTATCGATGCCGCAATAGCGTCCGGAAGCATAGTTGGACAGGCATTATTGGTAAAAGGTCAATTAGCAATGCTTGGTGAAGCGGCGGTAGGTACAGTTGGCACACAACAATCAGAAACTGACAAACTAACAACGGCTGTTGGAAATAGTGTTACTACACTAGAACAGCTATCTGGAGCATCACAGGCACTAGTTACAAGTACAACGGCATTTAAAGAAGCGGCAGATTCAATAGCAGATTTAATTCCAGATTACAATACAGCAGTAGATTTATTTGAAGCTAACAAAGGCACTATTGAAAATGCAATGAATGACGCTTGGAATTGGATGAAAACTGACGGGAAAAAGATTATGCAGAAGGTTGGCGATCAATTTACACTAATGTGGCCAAAACTGGTAGAGTTTGCAAAATACTTAGTAGATGATATTTTACCTAAGGTGAAAAAATTTGCATTAGACTTTATGGAAGATCCTTCTTCAATGCTTGGTGATATAAGTCAGACGGTAAAAAATTGGGGTATTGCGGCAGTAGCGTCACTAGGAATTGCTATTACAGCGGCACTGGGTGGTGGCCCTGCAGTTGCGGCAATAACGCTGGCTATTGGTGGCATGGCTAAAACTGTTGGCCTGGCAATAGTAAGCATGGCTGGCACAGCATTAACAGCTTCAGCAGGCGCTTTAGCCGGAGCACTCGGTACAGCGTTAACAGCAGTCGGTGGAGCACTATTATCAATACCAGCACTGATCGGTGCGGCAATATTAACTGCAATTGGCGGGGCATTTTTAGCAATTGACTTTGCGTTCTTTGATGGTTCGATGACTGAGATGCTTAAAGAAAAAATTAGTGGGCTGTGGACTAAAATAAAAGATGCAGTCGGAGGACTAATTAGTGGGCTAAATCCTTTCAATTGGTTCGGCGGCGACGATAATGAGCCAGCAACAGAACAAAAGAAAAAGAAAGATAGTGGAAGTTGGTGGAATCCGTTCGATAACGGCAGTGAACCAGAAATGGAAGAGCAATCTTCTGTTACACCTATTAAACCTAAAGAACCTCCAGGAACAACAGCCAATAATCCGGGTTCTACCGAGCTTGCGATGTTAAATACTAGCATGCAACAGCTTATTGAATTAACAAAAAAGAATACTACAGCCGTTAAAGCACTAAATGGCAACATAATGGCTGGATAAGGAACACAGTATGAGTTGGAAAAGATATTTTACACCAGTAGAAGGACAAGCAGGAACAAGCAGTCCTCTAAGTTTAGGACAAGGTACACAACCCGGACCTGCACGTTCAAACTATTCAAGTTTTCTTCCTGATGTATACACAGGCGCTCCTAATAGAGTAGAGCGTTACGGACAATATAATACAATGGATAATGACAGTGAGGTAAATGCCGCACTTGATATCCTTGCTGAGTTTTGTTCGCAACAAAATCCTATTAACAAAACAAGTTTTAGTATCGACTTTAAAAAGATGGCTACTAATTCAGAAATTAAAGTTCTTGAACAATACTTACAACAATGGACTAAACTCAATAACTTTGGCACACGCATGTTTAAAATTGTGCGTAACGTTTTTAAATACGGAGATGCTTTTTTTATTAGAGATCCAGAAACTACTAAATGGCATCATGTTGATCCAGCAAAAGTTGGTAGTATTATTGTTAATGAATCAGAAGGTAAAAAACCAGAACAGTATATTGTTAAAGACCTTAATTTGAATTTCGTAGATAATGTAGCAACTACACCTTATACAACAAACGGTAATGCAACAGGCGGTGGCGATGGTTACTTAACTGGTGGTGTTCGAGGTATGGTTGGTAACACACAAACATCTGGTGCAAGTGCAGGACGCTTCGGCCATGATAAAATGAAAGAACATGCTATTGATGCAAAACATATGGTACATATGAGTCTAAGCGAAGGCCTAGACAACAATGCACCTTTTGGTAATTCATTATTAGAAGGCATATTTAAAGTATACAAACAAAAAGAATTACTTGAAGATGCTATTATTATTTACAGAACACAAAGAGCTCCAGAGCGTAGAGTATTTTATGTTGACGTTGGTAACATGCCAAGTCACTTAGCTATGCAATTTGTTGAGCGAGTGAAAACAGAAATACACCAAAGACGTATTCCTAGTAAAACAGGCGGAGGCACAAGTGTTATTGACAGTGCTTACAATCCTTTGTCAACTAACGAAGATTATTTCTTTCCGCAAACAGCAGAAGGACGTGGATCTAAAGTTGAAACATTACCAGGTGGTACTAACTTAGGTGAGATTGATGACTTAAAATACTTTACAAATAAACTAGTAAGAGGTTTGCGTATTCCAAGTTCATACTTACCAGCCGCGGCCCAAGATGAAGGTCAAAGTTCATTTAATGACGGTAGAGTGGGTACTGCATACATACAAGAACTACGCTTTAACAAGTATTGCGAACGTTTACAGAACCTTATAGCTGAAGTATTCAATCAAGAATTTAAACGTTACCTATTAGAAAAAGGTGTTAACGTTGACGTTGCAATGTTTGATTTACTATTTCAACCACCACAAAACTTTGCAAGTTACAGACAAAGCGAATTAGATAACCAACGTATTGGTACGTTTGCACAAATTCAAACAATTCCATTTATTAGTAATAGATATGCAATGAAACGTTTCTTAGGAATGAGCGATTCAGAGATTGCAGATAACGAACGCTATTGGAAAGAAGAAAATGATGAAACATTATCAACAGCACCAACTGATGCAAGTGCAGAAATGCGTGGAGCAGGTATTAGTGGAGCAGGTATTGAAGCAGACATGGGAGCAGAAGCTGATGTTGCACCAGAAGGTGAAGAAGGTGTAGCAACTGGAGAAACAGGCGGACCAGAATCAGTAACAACACCAGACGCAGGAGGAGATGCTGGCGCAGAAACGCCTCCGGCATAAATACTAACATGATACTAAGAGAATTATTTTATTTTGATAAAGAAACTATTGATCCTATTGAGGATAAAAGTTACGATGCTACAGATGATAAGAGCATTGTTAATCGCGATGACACACGTAAGACACGTTTAACATTACGTCAAATAAACAAAGCTCGCAAAGCATCAGAGCTACACCAAGAAGAAAAGCAAAAAGAATTAGGATTCATCCGTCAGATGTACGGTATCCAAGCACAACCTCAAGTATAGGATGTCTACTAATGACTGTAGCGTTTGTTATAGGTAATGGCGAGAGCCGCAAAGACATAGACCTATATCCACTTAAAAATTACGGTAAAGTATATGCATGTAATGCAATGTTCAGACATTTTGAACCGCATTACCTAGTTGCTGTTGACGTAAAAATGATACTTGAAATTAATCAAAGCAAATGGCAAATGGAACACGAAGTTTGGACAAATCCAAACAAACAGTTTCATGCCTTTCAAGGATTTAATTATTTTCAACCTAGCAAAGGGTGGAGTAGTGGTCCTACAGCATTATGGCTAGCAAGTACACACCCACACGATACAATTTATATGCTAGGTATGGATTTTCATGGATCAATGGACACACAAGGCA